GAGTCATCAAACTTCATCATGCTCATAAAGGTTCTCCAATCTTATCAAGGGCCTCTACTCTTTCAAGAGTTTCAAGAGATTCATTATTTTCTTCTGTAGATGGTTCTGGTGTTTTCTTTCCAAAAAACTTTAAAACCGTCTGTAATATTTTATCAAACATTTTTTATTTCCATAGTATTATTATAACAAATTGTTTCCAAAGTGTCAAGTTTTTTCTTAAAAAAGTTTACCTTGTTCAATGCCATGTAATTTATATTGGAGTTTTCCATCATGATACACTTCAACATCATCACCATCTAATTGCTTAATTACGGCTTCGTTATCCGCATCTATTCTACTAAATTTTAATATTTGTCCATTTTTTGTTTCAACTAGATAAGGGTTTTGCTCGGTTCGCATAACTGTTCCTTTAAGTGAAATCCTGTCTTACAAATATAGAATGAATCTACAATGTCAGATACAGGGTTAGAAATTTTGGTTGATTTTGGAGACAACTGACTCTTCAAATCAACGTGTGATTCTGACAAAAACGTTTCATACATTAACTCTTTATTGGCATTTCCTTTTCCTGTGGCGTGTTTTTTGATTACTGTGGGTGGGATTGTATCATATTTGAATCCAGCTTCTTTGAGTTGTTTTTTGAGTATTCCAGTATTCTCTCCAATATTAAAAACTCTACCTGTCGCTGCAAATGCATAATCTTCCAAATAAACTTCATCTACTCGGCCATCAAACCATCGAATACATTCAATAGTCCACGATGCAAGTTTACTAAATCGATCAATATCATCCGTATATTCTGGATAATCATATGCAAACATCTTACCCAATGATTTATGCGACTTGTTCTGTTTCAAAAAATGAAACTTACAATTTTCAAATTTGATCTCATTATCAATTATTTTTGCTACACATACTGCGGGCGATGTTAATGAATAATCAATTCCGGCGACAAATTTAATCTTCTTCAAAAAATTCGTCATAATAAGGTTCCATTAATATTCCACAAAAAGCACAATGAAATGCGTGTTCTTCTTGTCTTGTCTGTATGTCATCTGCTTCGTACATCATAGTATATTTCGCATTACAATTATTACAATCTACATCCAATTCAACTTCCATGTCTCTCCGATTAAAGGTCTACAATTTCACACCCACCTTCTGCTGAACAGGCAAGTTCTTGTGATGCTATCGTATAATCTTGCTGTTCATAATTAGACAATGTTGACCAATCTACCTTTTTTGGTATTTTGACCAACAATTCATCATATTCTTTTTTTGTGCAATCTTGATACGGCGCTTGTCTATATGTATGTTCACTAAAAGGTAAGAATGAAATACCACTAATCGAATCGAAATTGTTCCACACCCATGCACCAACATCAAACCATTCAGGTTCTTTAACAGAAACCGTAATAGATGGTTTGTGTTCACACCAATGTTTTTGATATTTTGTCCAAAGGTCTAATTGTTCAATCGCTGTCATATCTTTTCGGCAAACGGCTCCTTTGGGACTTTCCATTGGAAAAGAGAATATGGTTGTGTGGTCTGGTTTAGTAACATCTGGTTCATTTGGAAAATTTGCCTCTTTCATCATTTTGCAAAGGGGGTCTTTATTGTCCGCTCTTACAGTTCTGATATAATAAGGATTATGCCTGGCATGAATACCAGAAGCACTATCAACAAGCTGACTAACAGTACCACTAGGTTTGACACAAGTGATTGCGGCTGCCCGTGAAATTCCAAGTTTGTCTGCCCATTCTTTGTTTGTTTCATATGCAACCTTTCTTAATTCTTCTAACAGGGGTTCTAGTCCCTTCTTTTTACCATTTGTTAATGGGTTGTCTAATATGCCGGTAAGCGAGACACCCAATAGTCTTTCTTCAGTACAATTGTTTTCCCACTCTTTGGTGAGGTATCTAAAGTTGGTAAGAGTGGATTGGAATGTGCCAAGGATTGTTGCAGATCGGACTTTCTTTTTAAGAGATTCAACATCGTCATGTCTTCTGACAACGCATTCACTAAGGTTGCAGAACTCTCTGCTTCTAAGTATAATCTCGCTACAGGGGTTAGTTCCAAAATCATCTCTAGGTTCTCTTCGTTTAACATATCCTCCGTTACCATCTTTTTCCCTTTCATTTAATAATGCTACTTGGTTTTTTGCTGACACACCATTGTATACACCACGTTCTCCTGACTTTGAATCATAGAGAGATAACCATTCTCGCATGTAAGTCCCAACATCGGGCCGTTCTTTATAATTAACTGAATTATTTGCTAGTGCCCGTTGTACATTAAGTTTGTACCATTCTCCGTGTTTTGCAAATCTCATTTCTCTGTCATTGAGATCTGAAAGACTAATAAGAGCACTTCTACGAACACCTCCCACTACAACTATTTCTGCAATTTTGCAAACAATATCATGACATTCGATGGGTTTGAGTTTTCTCCCTGCCGAATCTTGAAATATTCTTGATGCAAAATGAAACAAATCATCTAGTGGTTGTGGGCCAGAAGCTCTTCCTCCAAATGTTTTTAATGGTTCTCCTGCTCCACGAACTTTTGAAAGATCCCATTTTGGAATCTGACCTGTCCATAACAAACTCAAAAGTTCCTTGAATGCTTTTGCCCATCCAAGTTTTGAATCTGCAACAACAATTGTCGTATCGGTTGGATGGAATTCTTCTGCAACTAATGGTAAATGATTTACGTGTTCTGCTTCTACACTAAATCCGACACCAGTTCCATTCATAAGAACATAAAGTATTTCATCAAAAGAACGTGGAGTATCAACTTTTACATAAGAACAATTATAACCAGCAACATTTTCTTTTCTGAGCGCTTCTCCAGCAGTCATCAAACATCGCATAGAAGGCATTACGTTCAACGACAACACATTTTCTCTTAATTCTTCGACTATTCCATTTCCTAAATCATAATCACATGTTTCTTTAAGATGTTCCTGAAAGAAAGTAAAATATCGGTCTACTGTTTCTCCCCATGTTTCTCTTCGTTTCTTATCGTAATCCCATCGTGCATATCGTGAAAGGTGAATAAATTGTTGGTATTGTGTAGGCAAGACGGCGGGATTGGTTGGGTTCATTTTTTTCTCCAAGTGGCGAGATGTGTTTTTGCAAGTAGACCATTGTACGTGTTCATATTTATTATTTCGATTAATCTGGATTCTTGAATACTGGCAAGAATCATGTCATTCAAATCTTTACAAGCAACAGATTCCGGCCAGATGCAAATATTCCAACCATTATCAATCACTTTTTCCATTCTAGAAATGATTTCTTTGTTTCTAGGTTCATTGTCGAAAACTATTGTTCCTGTATGATTATCCAATGCACTTGAAATCTCAATATGTGATTTCAAATTTACATCTGATCCTGCCATTGCGATACAATTCGGCAGAAACATGGAATCAAACGGGCCTTCAACTACATAAAATTGTTTCTCCAAATCTAAACGATCTAAACCGAATATCTTGGGGGAATCTTCGTCTATCTTAATCGTGATATAACGAAGCAGAGTATTTGTAAATGCTCTACCTTGAAATGCAATGAGTTGTTTATTTTTATCAAAGAAGGGAATTATTATTCGCTGTTCTCTTTCATTTAAATCATACTCACGTTTTGTTGTCTTTCTAACAAAACCTTTAAAGTCCTCTGTATAATATAGGTAACTTAAAAATTGAGGTGGGATTGCACGATTGACCAGATATTTTTTTGCAAAATGTTGGTCATCAAGATCACTAATTCGTGGAAGATCTATCTTAGTATGAAATACTGGTTTCTCATGTTTAAATACTGGGTCTTCTGTGTTTTGGCCTTTTCCTGTAACACCTTCTTTGTATCTCTCTAAGACATATTGTTTGTGTAATTCACCATCAAGTTGTTTGAGAAAATTAGAAAAAGTATTACTTTGTCCACAATTATGACAACGATAAAAGAGATCTGTCTTTTTTTGATACAGATAACCTCTTGCTTTAGTTTTACTTTTTTGAGAATCACCACAAAATGGACATCGAAAATTATACAGCCCCTGTTGTTTATTTTTGAACAAGGGAAGCCTAGATGAAACTAAATTTATATATTTTGTGTCAATATAAGAGGGCATAACAAATTTAAATAGAATTTTAATGTGATAGTATCATTATACCACATTATGTCAAAATGTCAAGTTTAATTATTTAAGAATTTTGGAAGGATGTGTCCTATAAAAAATGTCAAGGCTGTTGCCACACCAATAGTAATCCATCTCCATTTTTCAAGAGAGTCTACTTTTTTATACAACAATGATATATCAGATGATATTCTGGTTTCTGTTTTATCAATCATTTCTGAACACTTGTCATGAAGATCACCAATTCGTGTATGAAGTATCTTTAATTCATCACGAACTTCATTATCATTTGTCTTGTGTATTTCTTGTCCTGCAAGTAACCGACTAATATTATCTGAAAGAGTATTGAGTTTGGATGAAGTATCATCCAATTTTGACATTAATGCATCAAGTTCTTTTGAACGATATTCGTCCTTGATCTTTAATGTTTGGATTTCTGATTTAAGTTGTAGGAAAGATTCTTGATCTGGCATGAGTTACCTCTGATGGTTTTGCTTCTTTTATGAACTGTTTACAAAAAAAAGCAAAGGCTTTTGGTGCAAAAGTGTTTGTATGCACCGACCACGATTCACCTTGTAACTCAGGATCGTGACCATCATTATGTATCTCTAGTTTATTATCTTCATCATCTGTGGCTTTCCATGAAGACCTTGATTTAAGTATCCACTCGCCATCCATAACCTGTTCAATTGAATCATCTGCGTTTAATTGCAGATATTCTTTAAATTTCATCATTTTTCACTACCATGTTTAAGATATTGCATACAACCAGTACTAGAATCCATTACTATAATGGGTTTCTTAGGATATTTTCTTGCAAACGCACGAATATATTCTCCGGCCTCATCTTCACCAACATAACCACTATAACGAGTATACTTCTTTTTACCCAAACGTGATTTTTGAAAATGTGTAGGATCTATAGCAAATACATCTATTCCCCCAAACCTTTTCATGACTAATCCTTTTGGTGGTTTTTTCAACAAAGGAAACCCCCTTGTTGCTAAATTTCCACCACCCATTGCCGTAGTAGGAGAATCTTCATTTAATACATCTTCAAATTTTTTCAATGTTCTTGGATCAAACTTCAAATCATTATTATACATTTTTTCAAACATATCAAAAAATTGCAATTCCAACTCTTCTTCTGTAATCTTATATCCGTCTTGTTGTTCTTTGATAAGATAAAGTGCGGCCGCATAAGATGCGATTCGTGACTTGCCGCCAGGAATCTTACCCATTAACTTTTTGATATTCCAAATTAACGTATCAGAAAGATTATAAGCTGATTTTTCATCATCTGTTTCTAAATCTCTACGCCGTTTGAGGATCTTTCCTTTTTCATCAATGATACCCAATTTGAAAGCATCTGTCTTCTCAAAAGGAGTTACCAGTTTCTTTAAAAACTGATAGACAAAATATATGTTCCCGATTCCTGCAAGAATTCCCATTCTATTCTATTTTCCTTAATTCTTTGATGGTAGTTTCATTCAATGGAATATGATTTGTCTGAATATCTTCTCCGTCTATTCCTTTTACTTTTGCTGGAAGACGGTTTAAAAATATAAGAAAAGGTTTAAGAATAGAATAAAACTTTTTCTCTACTCTAAAAAACAACATACGAGTAGCTGCTTCATTTTCAAATACATTATAGATAACAATCAAATGATTGAGAATCAAAATTGTTCTCAATTCTCCTGTTTCAAGAAATCGATTAAATAATCTCTTAACATATTTAATTTTATTCAAATCTTCATTGAACTCTTCAATAGAAGTACATTGGCGATTATCATAATACTTCATCGCAAAATGTAAATAATTTTTTTCATTTAAATCATCAAATAAATTCATATTCACTATTTAATTACGCTACTGCATGTCCATATCCACCGATGATTTGCCATGCACTATCATTGAAAAGAAAAACAACAGTATCACCTACTGCATCTAAAGTAACATATGTTCCACCATCTAAATTCGTTGGTGTAACTCTTACACTCCCACCATCTACTATATGAGAAACAATTTTGACTTGTCCTTGTACTCCATCTGCAAGTGTAACTACTTGTGCTGCACCAGTAGAAGTACAATTCGTAACTGAAGTTGTTAGATTTGCGGCCCCTGCACCTGAAAGTGCTTGTGGTGTTCCCACATATGGTGTTTTAAAGAAATTCGCAAGAGTAATTTTCTTAGTCTCTGATGCTGATGTATCAGAAATCAAAGCCGTATCAGTTGATGCCGTTACAGTCAGAGCATTTAAATCACTTATTCTTTTGTCCGCCATCTTTTTCTTTATCTAGATCGTTGACAACCACTTCTTTTTCTGGAAAAAGTGGTTTGGGTTCGGGTTTTTCTTCTTCTTCAATAAATTCATTAGAAAGAAGAATTGCACCTCTCATCGTGAGAATATCATTACTGGTTAATTCTAACTGTTTTTCTAATTCAATTTTCTTATCAACAAGAGAGTTGTAGTTAGTCATCAACTCTTCACGTTTCTTTTTAATCTTTTCAAGTTCCATATTGTTTCGCCTTTAATTGTATTTCAAGAAATTGGGGAGAAATAAATCCCCCCAAAAA